GTATTACTACTTCAATCACCAATTGGATTTCAGGCAAGTTTGGTAAATTGCTCGGAACGCGAAAGAACGCTTTTTTGGGCAATGAGACAACTCTGCTGGGCAACTGTTCAGGCCGGATCATCATTGACACTGGCATATTTGACGGGCTGCACAATGAGATTATTGGTCCAGACGGCAAGCTAGCCGTTGAGCTAGCACTCGAAAAACTGGCTAAAACTCCGATCGGCCGCATGGACGCCTCAAACGCAAACAATGTATTAAACGATTACGGCGCACTCATGAACAACGTATCACCGATCTACAACATGTTGCGAATGTTTATCATCAAAGCGTATCAGCATGTCCCGTACAGGCCAGACGCACAATTTTACGATAATGGTCACGTATCCGTCTCTAATACTCAGGCTTTTGGTGAATTTGCTCCGACTACTTTGGGCCAGGCCATCGAAATCGATGACGCTGAGATTGATGTTTCATACGCTAACAACGCAGGAAACACAATCAGCAACACTTGTCAGGTATACTTGAACTTTGGTAGCACTTTGGATGGCGGTTTTCTGTCAGTAATTAAGATGGCTTTCGCGGAATGGAAGTGCAAAGCACCTTTCTCTATTGCACATTCGTCACCCGCCTTAGCAGAAAACATCATATTCCCAAACACTTCACCTAAGGGCCGACATTTGAGCTGGGAACAACTAACACACGGTCACATTAAGGCAGCTTTGATGGAGTATGTGTCACGTCAACGTGCGTACCGTGACTTTGAAATTGCTTATGGTATGTTAGTCGGAACTCTCACTAAACCAGTCCCGAGATCAGCTGAGGCTGTGGTATGGAGTAAACCGACTATGGATATCAACATGCCAATGCCCGTTATTTTTACTGGACTTTTCCCTCAGTTATACATGGGCACGCCGTACACACGCAGCCCTGACTGGATGGACTGTTATTCGTCGTGGGTCAACTCGTCTCTGGCATGCTTACCACAGTCGGTCGTATATACAGAAGCAATATATGCCGAGTTATACCATTTAACAAAGGCCACTGTCAACGACCCCGTCGATATCACCAATTTTGTGCAACACACTCTACAGTCAAATCGTGCTCCAGACTCCGGCATTGTTGCTGACTTGTGCTTGGTATGTACTAGATATGGCCGGTCATTTGATATAAGGTATCTGACTATGGCAGGGCCAAACAGGCTTCAGTCACTACCAACTGCTTTTGTGACACCAGTTGAAGTGACTTTGAAAGATGATCAGGCTCCACAGTTCTACAAACTGGCCAATGTGCGAACTGATACGGCGACTATAGACTGTGATGACTTCATGCCCATGGTGTATCCATCAATGTCTTACGGTGTGAACGAAGACCCGTTTTACATGAACGGCACTAAGGCCGAAATTACTTTCAACGCAAACACGTCTAACGGCACCATTGTTTTCGTCGACATTAACAAGTTTAACCATTACATGAGCATGATGCGTATGGCTGGCTGGAACGTCAAAGCGAAAGATGTTGTTAATCAAAGATGGTTAACCAACTGGGCTGATAACGCATCGGGCAGGTATCTGTATCACCGTGCTGCTACGCAGGATGAGACTCACATCATAGTACGCCGCAAAGATATCAAGAGACGGCAGAACTGTTGGCTTGAAATGCCTGAGTTTTACGGTGAAGTGACAATGGGTTATGAGATGCAAGGCATGATGATGACCTGGTTTAGCGACTCTGAACGCATGACATTCCCTAGCGGCTATGCTGCACCTGTGTCTAAATCGGACTATGACAAGGCTGTTGCAGGCATCGCCACTAATGTTGAGAACTTCAAGATTATTCCATTAGTCAAGAGGGAGTCGGATTTTCACAGGCTAGTGTACGAACAAGCCAGCTCTCGGCCCATGCTAGCACCTTCATCTGTGCTCCTCGATCCTGGGCCTCCGATATCCGAGCCGACAGTGGAGCAGGCGGTTACGGAATGACCGCAGTTCCATGGTTAGACAAGACTGGCATGCCTACGTTCGACTTTGACGCTGTGTACCAGGTGTTAATCGCATTACTACCTGCCGACGCTTACGTTATAGGTCAGAACGGACGCAACACATTACGGGTGCACGGAACTATAATCACTGGAACTAGCATTAACTTAGGGCATGTTAATGCTTTTTATTGTGCCCTGACAGATCTGACTATGTACACGCCTAGCCTTACACGAATTGCAGGTGCTGTACTAGTTGGTAACCTGAGACACAATTTCAACGTCTCGGGAGATAACATGTACACGGATTTTTCCATGACCAAAACAGATGAACCGTGCGATCTTCGGGACTTCTTTTATGACTACTCATTAGAGCAGCGGTCTCTTGAGAAGATCACACAGCACCACCACTTACACGTGCGCGTGAGGGATTTGTTCAATACGGACCGAAGTAGCATACGACTCCACGGTGCTTCGGCTGTACTGGCTGCTGCTCTCGACAGATATAATGACTTGGAAAGCACGCATGCTACTTTTTGGCTATATTTTAAAAGTGCCCGCACTGACATACAAAACATATTCGCACGCCTGCTGACTTATTATGGTGATCTGCACTCTGCATGGCTGAAGCGGGAGGGCATGTGGGCTAAACAGGTCCACGGTCACGCAGGGCTTGATCTGACACAGTTGTTCGAGCTTAACGTGTTGGTCAACAGGCTCGAGACACAGGTTGACTGGGAGTCAGAAAAAATTAACAGAACACAACCTCGGCTTGTCACTATGGACTACCAGGACGTATACGACGGCGCGAAGGAATTATTCCACGACGCCATGTTAGAAGGAGTACGACCATACAGACTCAGCTACAATGATTATTGGCTGCAACGCAGTGTGATCATGCCGACCGGGTCTGTGCACTCGCAAGACTTTGATGACCGGATGCTTGCAAAAGCCGTACCATATGCTTTGCGCAATAAGAAGGGATTCTTCTCAGCTATGCCAACTTCTGTAACTCACTGTGACTGGCTGGAACGGAGACGGGAAATCAATGCGTACACTTCTACCAAGTATGAGTGGGGCAAAGTGCGTGCGTTATATGGATGTGACGTCACTTCGCATTTGCACGCCGACTTCGGGCTACAGAAATGTGAGGAAACCTTTCCGTCATACGTCCCGACTGGAAGCAAAGCAACAGAGGGCAACGTGTCGCGCATAATGAGCAACTTAAAAACTTTAATACCTTTTTGTTATGATTATGATGACTTCAATTCACAACACTCGTTCACAAGCATGAAGGCAGTCATTGATGCCTGGCTCAGTGTGTTTGGTGAGGGGTTAACACGGGAACAAGTTGCGAGTGTCATGTGGACGCGTGACAGTATTGATAACCAATACGTCCATTGCAGCCAGACCGGAGACGAGTATCAGACAACTGGCACTTTATTTTCTGGCTTGCGACTGACGTCATTTATGAATACGGCTTTGAACTACATATACTTGAAGCAGGCTGGATTGCGTAAGTACTCGGCCTATTCATTACACAATGGCGATGACGTCTTGGCAATGTGTCGTACTCTCGCTGAGCCCGTCTCTCTGTTAAGAGCCACGAAACAATACAACATACGAGCCCAAGCTACAAAAATGAATATCGGCACCATTGGCGAATTCTTGCGCATGGACATGATGGCCAAGAAAACGACAGCTCAGCAATACTTGACTCGAGCGTGTTCAACATGTGTACACTCCCGTATCGAGAGCGGTGCGCCAACGTCGATGCGTGCAGTAGTCAAAGCAAACTATGACAGAG